GAATCAACAGTTTCAAATGCTTTGCGCCATCCCATAGGAGCCGATTGCTCGAAAGCGCTGGTAATAATACCATTATCAGAAGGTTGAGAAATCTGAGCGGTTGAAGCAACAGATAGCTGACAGTTATTAATAGCTTTAGTAATTGCATTACTACGCACACCAAATTGTCCATCCTGAAGCAATGGCAATCCGGATGCACGGCTGCCGGTTATATTAAAACGAATAGGCACATCCATGAGAATCACTTTATCAGCAATCTGTGAATCTGCATTACTCATTTGCAATTTAAAGTTTAGAAGAGAGTCCGAATAGTTAGATAGAGTGACAACCTGAAAATATGCATTTTCAACGGCTGACTTTTGCACCATATATGATGGCTTATGATTAAATCCGACGATAGGATCGACTACTGAAGTTAAGGCTATTCCTGAAGGTACGTTGCTCATATTATATATATATATATATTAACTACATAATATTTTTTATAAAATATTATATTCTATAATGTAATTTAAATTTTAGTTTTCTCGTTTAATAATTCTATATGTTTATTTGTTTTTCTATGTTTCGCTAAACCTCCACTTGATACTGAAGCACCACAATCACATATAACCTTTTTAGCATTTTTTATATTGCATCTTAAAAGTTCTTTTTCTTTGTTGTTCTCTCTATATACTTTTGTTCTTAAACGTTCTTTTTCTATATTAATATGATAACTCTTTCTAGCACTATTATTTTTATCTTTCTTATATTCTTCTTTTGTTCGATATGCTCTAAATTTATTAATACATATATCCTTATTCAAATTTATATAATATTGCTCTCTTTGCCGTAATTCAATAGGATTATTGCATTTATACTCTTCTATTAATTCAATTCTTGTATTAGGATATGTAAATAACTTATTTGACATACATGAGCGTTTATGCTTATGTGTTGCTAATCTATTATTGAGTTGTTGAATCGTTGAACCTATATATATATCAGTTGTATCATCTGCCACAATCTTATATATCTTACCTGTTATTGTCTCCATTTATTTTAAGATAAATATATAATTGTATTCTTTATATGGAATACCTCCGGATTATAAAAGCATTGTATTCTTTATATAATGGTTGCATTTTATAGCAGTAGTGTTTTCTTACTATAAAAGCAAACTTTAATCATATTGTTTGTATTACCTTGAGCTATAATGGGATGTCTGTTGTTGAACTGATCACACCAATAGGCCTGAATCGTAAAATTCTTTATAGGCGGCCCCGATTTAAGTGATACGAGTCTATTTTGTGTAATAGATGACGTCGTATATTGTATTATATTTCGATTCTCACCAAATGCATCAGCATCTACTTGAACGTCAAAGAATATAGGTAGTTGAGGTCTGGCTGTATAATTACTATTATTTATAGCAACATTTTGTTGATTAGTTTGCTGTATATCATATTCTAATTTACTAGAAATATCAATAAGGAACACAATCCGAGAAACTGGACACATTATATTAAATGTATTCTGTGAGGCTGTCATTGTAATCAATCCTGCATCAATATTGTTTTTAGTATCATAACATGACATTCTACATAATGCATCTGGGGCTGGTCTCAATGCTTTAATTAGATATGCATACGGACTACCAAATAAATCTGCACTTAGTAAATCCTGATACATGAATAAATTAGTTGTCTCTCCTTCTGTCTGGTCAAAATATGCTGCTTCTAATACCAATTGAAACCGCTTTAATGAAAAATCATATTGATAATATGGATATTTTGCTTTATCCAATACAACTCCTAACAATACTAAAGCATCACAAAAATCACTCCATATACGCTTTATATTATCGTTAAATATCTTTACTAATTGCACTACATCATAAACACTATAATATAATAGATTGTTATAATCAACTAAATTAACGTTAGCAGCAGTAATATCTGGCGGCGTATATCCTATATATTGACTCTCATATATTACACTATCGGATAATACAAGCAATTGAACTCCTACATCTGTTTTATATTGAAATGTAATAACAAATGGGGATAAATTAGGATTAGTATTAGGATATCCGGCAACTGGAAAGATATATAATGGAATACTCTCAGTATGAATTTTAAAGCGAGCTAAACTTATATAATACATTTCAGGATTATAAACAATTGTATCATCTGATGAAAACACAAATCTACTCAATTGATTTTGACTATTCTCATCTGGATCACTGTATATACCGGTTGTAAGACTATTATTTACAAAAATAGGGTCGTGTTCTGATGACATTAGATAATTATATATATACTATATAATTATATTTTAAATTTTAATATTCAATTTATTGTTTATTCAAATCTGTTTCTTTGCGGATAACCTCTTTTAGGTAATTAATCATATCTTGCTTATCATCTTGTTTATTGTTCTGTTTAGGCGATTTAACTACTGTTATCTCTGGTATAACCAAAAGCCGATCTCCCTCCGGTCGGTCGCTTTGTGGTATCATAACTTTTTTATTCTTAGGTTTAAATTTTGGTTTATTATGTAATTTACATGGCAATTGTTTATTTATAACTTTATCTTTATTTATCATTATATGGTCTGCTTCTCTTATATGTAATTCTTTGATATCATTATATTTGACTTCTTCAATTAATTCAACTTTAGCATTACCATATTTTATTATACTGTATGAGCTCATACCTTCTCCTTCTTTTAATTCAATTATATCATTTCGTTTTTTATAATCATATAAATGACCTTTGAAACGTTTATTAATACTATATATAGTTGAGCCTATATATATATTATCGGTTGATTCACTTACAATTTTATATATATATCCTGTTTTAGTATCTTGTTTATTTTCAACAAATGGATTATTAATAATAATTGGTTTATCCTCTATTGGTGCGCCATTAGTGATTATTTGAATACTATCTTTTATTTTATTAAACCTTGCTTTTTTCAATTCTTCTTTTAGAATATTAGCTTCATCCAGCTTACCGATTCTTTTATAATATCCTATCTTATTATACACCTGTCTAACCTCCATATTATATATTATATATATTATCATGTTTTTAAGCCGCCGTCCGCTTTACTTAATTATTACTTAATTATTACTTAATGTGGAGACGACACTGGTGGAGCCTCCATTTTTTTCTATTATATATAAATTATTTAATATATTTTTTTGATTTTTTATTTTTCTGCCTAAGTTTATAAAATTCCCTCCTCGCCTCCACAATCATCGCCTTAATGGCATATTTAAGTAATATCCTTCCTCTTTCCTTCCTACTTTCCCCCCACAAATAAAAATCCCTCCACAAGATACTCTTATGGCTTTCATAGAATAAAACACCATTAAGGTATATGTTTATCTAATCCATCTATAAATATCTATGAGTCAAATATAATATTTTCTTATCATTAGCTTTAGTATCATCATCAAATTTATAGTAATCAAGTAAATCATTAAGAGTCTTATGCTTATATGCATTCATTATAACAAAACAACACCAGCGGCCACAAACGGCGGTTTTCTCATCTTGTAATACTCTTTTATTTATAATTATCTTATCATTTGCTTGTTTCAATAATTTAGTTATATGGGGATATATTTCATCGTTTAATAGTTTAACATCATCATCTATACTGTTTATAATCTGCTTATCCGTTCGTCCATAACTATCAAAATAAACAATAGTATCATTATGTTTATATACACATATAAAATGTCCGTTATCTGTTCCTTCAAGTATATACAATATAATACATGCATCATATGGATATAATAAGTCCCTTATACGGTTGTATTGTAAAGTGTCCTCATACGTGATACATTTAATTTTATTATCAAATATTTTATATATATCTCCTATTGATAATGCCTTATTCATAATATAATATATCTATCTATATTATTTTTCTATCAAGTAAAGATATTCATGAAAATCTATTTTATGCTCTTCAATGAATCTAAGACTATCTTTATTTACCATATCCATTATTGTTTTATCGAAATTTTCAGTAATATTCTTTATTTCAATTATTTGTTCTTCTGTTAATTTTCCATCAACTATAAAATCTTGAATTCCATAAGTGATTCTTTCAATTGTTGATAATGATACTTTATTTTTAATATTAAAAATCCTTTGTAATTCAGTAGTTATATATTCATAATGCATATATAATGCATCATACGCATCTTGTGTAAATTTCTTATAATAATTCTCTATAACATAATATGCTATATTCATTAATCCTTTACTATAATTAAATATTGCATTATCTCCAACTTGACAAAACTTATGTAATAATACGGCTAAATCGTATTCTTTCTTCTTTCTACATAAGGCATATAGTCGCTTTAATGCTTTAAAATAATCTTTCTTAACATGCACACACATCATTAAATTTTCATATACACTATAATCTGCTAATTTTAATGCTTTTTTATTATCTTCTTCAGACATTAAAACATTAGTACATTCACTCATATATAATTCACCACCATATAAATCTATCTTTGTTAATTCACTTTCATATATACCTTCATCTAATGAATATTTAGTGTATCCATCGGCTTCAAGTTGAAAACCTTGTAAAACTTCAGTATATGTCCATCTACGAGTAATTAATTGATGAACTTCATATTTCAATTTTAGGTATTCTTCCATATTCGGTTTATCCTTTATTTGCTCTATATTATCAAAGCCAAAGTGTCTCCACAGAAATCTTAATTCTTTAGGATTATACTTATTATCTGGTTTATCTTTCTTAAAATTATATGAACCAATATAATTTTTTAATTCTCTGTATTGTGTAAGACCACATTTAATATCTCCTATAAAATATTGCTCTAAAAAATCTTCTTTTTTAATTATATTATTTATAATTTGTTGTAATACATAACCTTGATTTTTTTTTTCAACTATCTGATAAATATCTATATCGCCTGCATATATATTGCCAATATAAGTATTAGAACCAAATAAAAACCATTCTTTTTTATAAGTATCAACCGAATGTTGTCCTGTTTGATATATTATATATCTAATTAAACTTTGTTCTGATAATGAATAATCTTCAGGATATGCTTTTTCTGTAAATAGTATTTTGAATTTCTTTTTATTTTCATTGTGCTCCTCCTTTGAAACTAACATATAGATGTATAATATATTATTTATATAAAAAATAAAATAGATTTATTAATATATAGAATGGATAAAATTGATTTTAAGAAACTTACAGAAGATGAACTGCATAAAGAAGTTTATGAACTGCTTGAGAAGATTGAAGTATTAAAAACAGAAAACAAAAGATTAACAGAAAAAAATGATTATCTCATTGATACTCTGCTAGACCTTGAAGAAAAAATGGATTATTCAGAAAGCAGTGATAGCGACAATATTAATATAGATGAGCCGCCTAATGTATCAGCATCATGTATGCTTGAAGAGAAAAAAAATTAAATAAACTATAAATTTATTATAATACTATTATATATACAAATATATAATGGATACAAGGAATTTACTAGCAGTAAATAATGCTACTGTCTATGGTAAAATCATTTATGAAAATGGTGTAAGAGTTGCTACACAAAATGATATCAATCCTAATGCATTAATTAGAGATGATTCAATAACAACGCCACAAGCTGGAGCCCTAATTTTATCAGATGGAATCAATCCATTTGGAACAATAACAGATAATGCATTAAAATATGAATTTACTGATAATAAACCTATTTTAAATGTTGGATATGGAAAAGTGATATCAGACAGCAACAACATGAGACTAGACAGCACTGATTATATTTTAACTAACAAAACAATTTATTTACAAGGACAAGCAGACACACAAAGACATCTATCAATTGGAGTTTATGGTGTAAATAATAATGTTAAAACAAGTGTCGATATTACAACAAATAATTTTATAATTGATAATCAAATACAATCAAAAACACAATTGAAAGGAGCAAGTGAATACGATTTTGATAATGATGTTAAAATAGGCGATGCTTCAACAACTAAAAAATTATATCTTAATAATGTTGAGATTACACCGAGTGCTGGCAGTGTTTCTGCTGGATTGCTTAGGGCTGTTAATTGTAATACCATTATCCCAACAGTAGCGCAAACATATGATATCGTATGGTCTAGTTTATCACCTGCAGAACAAGCAATATGGGCTGGTGGATCTGAACCACCTATTGCTAGTGTTGATAATAGATGGAACTTTACTAAATTATCAGCAGGAACTCAGAAAATAAATTGGACTATACCATTTGACTTTTTGACTAATCTAATACCATTTACAGATGTAAATAGTGTATATGCAGTTGTCCGTCTGAATACATCCTCTAATATTTCAGCAGAAGGTTATATGTGGTTTCAAATTCAAAGTCAAAACACGCCCCAAGATGCTCCATTATACCGCACGAGATGGAACTATGCCAATAGTGCGTCAGGTGTGATGGCACAATTAGGCTACACATTTAAGATGTTTGCTTTAGATGCCATACCAAGCAGCACTGCAGCAAGTAATACAGGTAAAGGTCAGGAACCAACACAAACCAAATTTAAGAATAATCCATGTGATGTTGAACCTACCTTATTTTCAATACCTTTTTCAAAATTCGTTATGAGTCCTTCAGGTGATACAGCAGCAGGTTTTACCTCGGCAAACGTCCAAACGATTGCTTTAAATACTGCATCCAATATCAACACATACAATTTCGATGTTTTAGCTATTGGATTTAATGAATATAGATGGAATTTGTTTTATACTTAATTTATATTTCATTAATAGAAAATTGAAATTTATGTTTAACATATGTTGTTTTAATCATTGATAATAATTCGTTGATATTATACATTGTATAGCACTCTCGTTGTTTTAAGTTTTCATTATCTCCGGCGTAATATTCATCAAGATATTCATATATTAAATCAATAACTTTTATTTCTGCTTTATTTTTTGATTTGAAACGTTTATGTATAATATTGTCATTTCTATTTTTATAATCATCGTCATATATTGTT